CTAAACCAATATGCGGGATCTGAGCCATTCATCGCTTTTATGGCATCACACGCAAATAACGAACAATCAGAAATACCCCATTGTAATGGTTGTCTGTCTCTTTTTGCTAAAAACCATAATAATCTATCTGACCAATCCTTATATCGTTTCATATAATACCTGTTTAATCCTTTATATTAAAGCATTAATCTTTATTTCTGGAGCAATCGCTAAAAGAGTAAATGGAGCAGGATCGTCACTTTCTACTACTATTCGGGGATCAGACCCCCAATTTCCGTCAAATTCTGCAAAAAACTCTCCAGTAAATAATGGAACAGATGTATCCATTGAATCAGAAACTTCTCTAAAATCGGTTTGAGTTAAGTTGGTTGATGTTGGGCCATAGTTTAGAGTATGGCTATTTAATAAAATAAAAGACACGCCGTTAATTCTTTTTGTTTTTCCTAAAGCAGTTCCCGCTTTGTTCCCATCAGAAATTTTTAATGTTTTTAGCTTGTGGGTATAGCCTAATCCTATTTGCACTTTAGTAGCCGCAGTATCTAAAGTAATACCTCCGCTAGCTACAGTTTTATCTGCTTGAATTGTTCCGTCAGCCCAAATCTTAACAGTTGCTCCCTCTAAATGAGATAACCCTGTAATAGACGTTGTCGATCCCCCGCTATAAGTAATACAAGAATCGCTGTAAATCGCATCTTTAGCATCTTGTCCATTTTCGTAATCTCGTTCCAACATTTCAATATATCGGACTGTAGCAGAATTAATAGTACGCTTAACTTGTACCCAAACTTCATCTCTATTTGTAGAATCGTGCGTTTGGCCAACAGCATTAGACCCGGGGATTACGGCAACACTTTCTACTACTGCGTTACCGCTACCAAAAGCTCCGCCAATAATATGTCTTGTCCACCCAACAACATCCTCTTGACGCCGAAAGGTCATAGTAGGTAATTGTCCATCTTCTCTAATTACAAATACTTGAGAATCAGGTTCTTCCGCATGATCCATTTCGACAATTCCACCTAGCGTAATATGTTGGGCTAATCGAGTCATATCAAATGCTCGGTACCCGTCTGTTTCAAATGTAAATCCAAATTCTCTTATTTTTCGTTTTGCTCGTTGGGCAAATAGCACAATATTATCAACTCGGACAGGAGTAATTTGTGCGGAACCATGAGTAGTTTGCCTACGAACGGTTATATCCGAAGGGGTAATTACAGCACCGGTAGAAGAAGGAATCCATTCGCCACCAGTTGTTCCGATAGATAAGGTATCTTCTCCAGCGGACATCCAACGGATAGCATTTACGTTATCTGCGGAAATTGTAAAATCTAATGCGTCATCATCTTGAACAGTCCCATCAAATGTACCAGCAGTCGGGTCACTATCAGGAGAATGATTTTCAAAATCCCCTGTTTGGGATGCCCAAAATGTTTGAGGTTGGTCTGTATTTGCGGCGGTGTATAATCTTTGTTCAAAAAATGCCCCAGTACCGGGATATCCAGTAGTGGATGACCACGCCCCCAATCTCCATTCAGTTTCTGCGGTTGTGACTGTAAAAGTTCTTTCAACATCAACAGTAATACTTGTTGTACCTCCAACTGCTGTAATTACCCCCCACCCCCAATTTGTAGTGGTGTCATCAGTTAATCTAATAGACCTACCAATATCTGTTGCTAAAAATCCTGATCCGCCATTAATTCCTGCGGTAGAAGATGCTGTAACAGTAATACCTAATCCCGTAGCGGCTGAAGCAGTTAAAGTAGTTGAAGAAGTATTTTTAGAAAGCCACGGGCCATCTTGCCACGGGACTTCTACTAATGACCATGTAGTATGTCCTCTCCGTTCTAATCTATAAGTCGGATATGATTTATGAAACATATATAAAATATCCGCAGATTGTGGGCCTTCTATCTGGTATAAATCCGCTTCGGCATAAGGAGTAACTAATTCTACGGGAGCATTATCTAATAATGCGACATTATCTATCTGTACGGTTTTTCCTAATTCATTAATAAATTGAACATAAAAATTAGCCGCTGTGGCGGTAAAAGAATAACAATGGTACCCAACTTCGGCGATAAAATCGTTAACTATTTGTGTTCCAGTTGAGGATGTTCCTACTCGAAAAAATACATAATCTCCCGGCGCTCCTATAACTTGAAATTGTAATACGTGTTCTATCGCAGACGAATTAGTAACGGTTTGTTCTGCATGACCATTTGTTGTTCCATTAGAAATTAGATTTAATCTGTCGTTAGTTGCATCGTGGGATATAGACGAACCACCACCAGATTGATCCGACCAACTGGAAATACCAGACGGAAAATTTCCGTTTGTTATGGAAGCTGTAATATTTGGAACTACTATCTGTCCTTGATCTTTAAAAAATCTCATATAATAATTTCCCATTTCAATAATATAATTTTGGGAAGTAGAGAATTGAAATTTTTTAAGACGGGATTTTATGGTAGCCCCGGTTTTTGTAGCGGCAATATAGCGGGTACCGGATCGGCGCATAGCCCCACCTTCTGACAACGGAACAAGATTTTCCATTGTTTCAAGTCCACTAGGGTATTTATTGAAATCAACTCGAGCGGCAAGGCGGGGAGATAACTCCCCCGTATTCATGGAAGGAGTAATTGGATGAACTTTTGGCATTATCTAAATCCATTTCGAGAATTAGCCCACGTACCCCGAGGCCGTGGTTCTGGAAAAGAGCCTAAAGCATCAATAGATTTTGCTCTTGCTAAATCTTTTTCTGCCCGAGATGCAAGTTGATCTTCGAGGACATTAGAATTAGCAATAGGAATCGCTAAATTTCTAGCTAAATTAGATGCTAAAGCCATTCGGAAAGATGCTGGCATCATATTAGGATCAGTTTCTTTTTTAACGTATGTTAAATAAACAGACGAATGATTTGTAGCAATAACTTTTTGATTCCCAACTTGTTCTTCCCTGTAATCTATTGTTCCATATCCAGCATCATTATCATGTACTGAAATTGTATAAGCCCAATTTGCTGGAAGAACATATGCGTAGTCATAACCAAAACTTGGTGTGGTAGCGAGTTGGGCTAATTCAACTCGTTGAGTAGCAAAATTCCACGGGAATTCCAGCAGATTATCCCGAATTTCTGAATAGATATCATTTACCGCATTTGCATTTGGAGTAGCTTGAGTTAAAGAAGTAATCCGAGTTCCACCAACTAATCGTAATGCGACATTTGCTATATCAGTTTCGCTAGGCATAATAAATTCCTTTTACACTAATACGGGTAATGGTTGATCTCCCCGTGCTACTGCATGGGCTTCTTCTTTATTTTCTATTTCACAAATTGGTTTTCCGTTTACCGAAATAACATATGCTTTTTTGCCTAAATTCCATTCGACTGCTCCAGTCCCTGAAATAAATTCAGGAGGAGCCGCTTCTTCTTTTTTTGGTTCAACTTTTGGTAATGGAAACCTACTAATTTTAGAACTTAATGGATGAAAAATAACATTCGGCCCCATTTTTGTTTTTTGGACTTCTAAAACAATCCCTTCATACAAAGAAATAATTCGGTTATTTTTCATTTCCATCATCCGAATTACATCTCCTGCTCACAAATTTGCTCCTAACGTATTAAAAAAACCCTTATTAAAACATTCTGCAATTTCGTGATGTTCACAAATGTAGTTCCATACTTTTCCAAAATTCCCATCTTCGGGTTTGTTTAATTTATTAGATTTCGCCTTTAACATAGAGTCTCCTTAATTAGTGAACGTACGAACTTCTCCGCAAGGAGGAGGAAAAACAGAGAAGTTCGTACCCCACGTTAAACAACTTAGTCACTATCAGTTACAGTACCTGTAGTTACGTTAGACGTATCAACAACTCCGGCTGCACTTACCGCATTTACGATATGTGTTCCATAAGTTGAGATTGTCCCAGTACGAATGGCAGTAGCCCAAACTACAACATAAATAATATCACCGATTTCAAAATTTGTATCGTCATCAGCGTTATTAAAATAAGTTGCAGCGTCTACAGCCGTATGAGCGTCCATCGTATCATAGCGGTAAAATCCGTAACCATTAACACTTGAAATCAATGCTAGGTTTGAACCATCGTAAGCCATGATTAGATCCTCTTGTAAAAGTTAATAATATTAAGATGTTGGGATAGCAGCAGTATCATCAAGGTTGCCCTCGATTACTCCGCCATCATCAATCATCACAGAATTACCGGACATAGCGTGGTTCACAAAGTGAGCCGCCCGATCACCGTGCCAAGTAATATCTGCGCCAACAGAAGTTTCACCAGACATGGTTCCTGCGAGATTTCCGGGGGATTTCCCGGAAGCATATCCAACAGCCGATTTATTCCAGACGAAAATTTTAGATGTAGCAGTTCCTACACCCGGATTTCCAGAATGAACAGTCCACATAACTTGCGCCCACCGTTTCCAATTTCCAACAGCGGCTCCGTTATTGTAAACTTGCCCATCGGCTCCAACATAGTCAGAGGATGCGAACTCTTGAATAGTAGATGCAATAGCCCACATTTTCGGGGACATAACACCGTACATATTTCCGGGTTCATAAGCGTCATTACTAATAAGCGCTTCTATCATACCAAGCAAACCATTTCTAGCCGCCGCAGATGATCCTACTGCAACAGAGACAGTTGATTGAGAAGTGGAATCTAAAGTCGTAAGAATTTGATCGTCACATTTGCGACCAAGTGCTTTAGCACCGCCACGGGCGATAGCCATACGCTCATCAATGTTAATTTTTGCCTCATCCAGTTTATCAACCCAATCACCGGCATAGAAATCAGCTAGTGTCGTGGAGATCGCTGTATGAGTTTGGTTCATCGGAGTTATTGTTCCGTGTCTCGCTTTCGTAGTAGCAACACCAGTTCCGATTTTCTGGAATGTCGCTACTGAACCCACGACATCAGATTTAAAGCGAATGGATGGTTTTAAAACCGAGCCTTCTCTCTGAAAGACGTCATGGACATCACGCTCATATTGCGTGATAAACGAATTAGTAATTGAGGTAGCCATTATAAGCCTCCAAATTAATAAAAATAATAATAAGAATACTAACTATTACATTTCCTATGGAAGCCGCTTTGAAATTAGAGTCCGGGAAGTCTTTTCAGAGGCCGTATCTTTTTTCTCACGGGGCATCGGTTATGTTTATACTACTAAGCGGTGGGGCCGTAAGGGAAGCCACCTATGAAAAATATACAGTTACTTGTATATCTTGTCAATTCTTTATCTTTGTCTATATCTATGATGTCCTTGTATCAGATCCAACAATAGGCCCACCACCATGTAACTTATCAAGAACCAATCGTTCTTTTTCGTCCCATTTTCTAG